CGGTCGCCCCGGTCGCCCCGGTCGCGCCTACTGGGCCCTGCGGCCCGGTCTCACCCGTCGCGCCCGTCGCCCCGGGCGGGCCCTGCTCACCCTGCGGGCCACGCGATGACCCGGCATCCACCCATGACCCCGACACGACGACCCACAGATGAGAGTCGTCAGTGGTGATAAAGGCGGTGCCGTCGTCGAGCGCGGCGGGGTCAGGCAGGTCGGCCGCGTCAGTCGCCACGCCGCTGATCTCGATGCCGGTCCCGTCAGCCCCAGCAGACCCAGGCGGGCCCTGGATCGCAGCATACGTCTCGTCAGCGAAAACACTGACGACGGGGGTGACGCGGATTCCGTCGGCCGTCCACTCGATGCCCATCAGGCCACCGCCCTCACGACTCGGATCGGGCAGCGGGGCAGGCCAGTGACGCCCACAGGGTTGCCCTGGGCGTCACAGTATGTGACGCCCCACACATAGTCATCGGCAGTCGACAGACCCGATGTGACGTTGGCGGGCACGGTGAATCCTGCGGACCAGCGGAGTTCTGGCACTGGGTCGCGGCTGATCGGCGACACCTGAGACCACAGCGTGGGGGCGTCTTCGGCGTCGAGCGCGATAGCGCAGCGCGCATGCGAGGGGAGGGTGAATTGCGAGGCGACCGGCCGGAATGCGACGGCGAAAGCGACCGGGATGCCCGGGGAGATTGTCAGGATGTGCGCCACGCTTAACCTCGCAAACAACTGCGGCCCAGAAGAACAACATGTCTTCTGGGCCGCAGTCTACCGGCGGTCACGCGCTCTCGCCTCGCGTGTCGTCGGAGCCGTCCACGTCAGCCATATCCACCTTTTTAGGGCGGCCGGGCTTGCGCTTAGGCGTGTCGGCCAGGACGTGGGTGCGTCGGCTGATAAGGACCTCAGCCCGCGCGTGGGACACGTCCACGACTTGGCCGTTGGCGAGAAACCTTACGAGAGTCATCAGGCGGTCACCACGCTGAACGGGTAGCCGTTTGACGCCTCGGGGTTAGCAGGGTCGAACACCGCGAAAGCGACACGGAAGGAGACGCGCAGCGCAACCGCGTCTTCCTGCGCCAGATAGTACGTGTTCGTGCCGTCGTAGATGGTGCCCTGGTCGATCACCTTGAAAGTCATGTCACGGCGGATGCCGATGTAAAGGTTGCGCCAATCGCCGGTGATGGCCTCAGCCGCCGAAGCGTCCCAAGCGCCATTGTTGACCGAGTACAGCGGCGAGTCATACACGGTGGCGATCGAGCCGGGCGCGGAAGCGAGGGACTGCGTGTAAATCGGCGAGCCGTCCGAGTCGCGCAGGCCCCGCAGTTGCGACCGCAGCGACCGACGTGAGGCGACGCCGTTCACGTTGTAGCCGTCATTCTCGACCTGCTGGAAGCTCAGGTTGATCGCGGCGGCGATATCCGTGGTCGTGGCGACGGACACGGTGTTACCGGCTGCGGTCGCGCCAGGCACGACCGCAGCGCTCGTCCACACGGCGGGCTTGGCCGTCCCAAACAGGACGGCGGCGTCAAGGGCGCGGGCGAAGGCAGTCGAGATGCCGGGGCGCATCGCCTCCCAAATGTCATAGCGCTGGTCCTCGATGGCCTCTTCGGGCACGACGATGATCGTGGCCAGCGGAGCGGCGACAAGCTCTTGCTGAGTCGCAGCCCACGGGGAGACGTTCTTGCGGCGGGTCGCGGTCCCCAGTTCGCCGGACTCCCATCCGGCGGTTGGCAGCACCGACACGAGGGGCTGGCGCAGGACGCCCGCCTCCATCGTGACGACGTTACCGGCCTGGAGGGCGACCGATTCGCGGGCGGCTTCTTGGATGACCTGAGAGGCGTCGGCGACCTTTTGGAGTGCGCTGACGTCGCTGAAAGCAACCATGGTTTTCTCCTTGTCAGGTGCCCTTCAGTGACTGTCTGATGAGGGCGCCTATGTCTGTGGTGGATGCGGGCCCGGCAGGAGCCGATCCCGCTTTGAGCGCCGCCGACACCGTGGGCGGTGTCTGCGGCTTGTGGGCGGCCCGCCACTCAGCCACGACCGTGCCGATATCCTCGCCGGAGAAAATCCGCTCCGATGCCGATTTGGAGTCGAGCACCATGGAGGTGTCCGCTCCTGCGACTGCCGCGATTTCTAGGACGCGCTGTGCGCGGTCCCTCGCAGCGGCGAGATCGGATCTGAGTGTCTCGGCTTGGGCTTCGGCCGCGTGTCGCCGCTCACGCTGCGATCGCAGGTCCTGCTCTAGGCGGGCTTTCTTGTCGAGCAGGTCAGCGATCTGCGCGGTGATCCCGCCGTCGTCCTGGGCCCTCTCGGCGGCAGGCGGGTCGGGGGTGGCTGCGGGGGTCGGCTGGTCCTGCGGTGCGGATGGTTCTTGTGATGCTTCCGTCGTCGCGACGTTCGCGGTTTCTTCCACCATGAAATCCCTTCTCAGTGGCTGATGCTGAGAATATCATCCGTAGTCATCCGATGAGCGCAAGATCGCCTGTTCTTTCGTTTCGGCGGAGTGTGCCGCGTGCGATGACCGCTCCACCGTCCAGGCGGATGACCGGGGCGCGGTCAGTGACGGCGGTGATCTGGGTCGCATAGGACGGGGCCTGCTGCCACACGGCGAACGTCGGCGGGAGCGCAGGCCGGTAGAGCGTCTCACCATCCGACACCTCTAGCGTGCCGATCAGGAGATTCACTGCGGCCAGCAGTGGATAGCGTGACTCAGGCCGCAGGCCGAGCCGCTCCATGGCCTGCCGTGGCGTCCACGACTGTGCGATGAGCCGTGCTGCCGCGACCTGCCCGACCGGCTCGCCGCGCAGGCGGCGGAGCATGACCGCAGTCTGCTCGGCGTCTGCCGGACGCGCCGGGTACAGCGGTATCTCTGCCGGGCCGGCCGAGGCGGCGACACGCACCACAGTCAGCGTGCCACGGTCGATGACGCGGATATCAGACACCACTCTCAGCCATCTCCAATCATGATCGGGTCCATGTCGTAGTCAACGTTCAGCGACGGCCCCCAGCCGCCGGGAAGCTTACGGGGCACGAGAGTGCATCGCCCGTTTGGGTGATCCCTGACGGTGGGGTCTGTCACCACCTCACCATCATGTGACACGCACGTTCGGCATGTGCGTCCGCCCGGCGAGCAGGACCACACCAGCTCGAACATCGAGCCGACGCCTGAGGCGTCGATCATCTCCCATTGTTCCTGCCAGTATGCTCGTACGATCTCAGTCCTAGCAGTGCGGATCACCTCATAGAATGCCCTATCGATATCGGCGCGGAGCAGGCCGAGCGCAACATCTGACGGGGCGACGCCTGCGGCGAGGCCAGCCTTGATGACTGCTTTTTCCACAGCGGTAGTAAATTCTGCGGTGGACACGTCAAGCTCGATCGGGTATGGGGCGGGCATGCCGAGCGCCTCACCCATGCGCACTCCGGCCATGGCCGCCTCAGGGCCGAGCCGCTGGATGATCCTGGCCGCCTCGTCTGCGAAAGCCTGCGCGGACGCGGGGCTGAAATCCTCGCGGGCTATCCACCGCAGATATGCGGCACGAAGCGCCTCCTCCACCGTGTCGGTCGGGACGGCTCCTGCCATCAGTCAACCCAATCTTCGCCCAGGTCGCCGGGCTCTAGACGGATGTGCGCCTCGCGTGCGGCGACGGCTGGGGGCAGGCCCATGGATGCGACTGCCATGCCATGCGTGTCCTGGATGTCCTGCATGGCGTCCGTGATCTGCGGCCACAGGTGATGAGAGTCGTCGGTGATCGGCGCGTCGGGGTCGCACGCTGACGCGATGAGCGTGATTGCGTCATCGATATCGGCGCGCATCTGTGACACTGTGGTGATGAAGCGGCTCATCATGATCTGAAGCGCGCGGCCTGACGGGGGAGCGCCTGACGACAGCGACAGAAAGAACGGCGGTATTCCGGTGACGTCAGACACGCGCCGCACCAGCGACGCATGATAGGCGCTAATGTCTGCGAGGCTTGGCGGGTCAAGTTTCCCGAACGGTCCGGGGGACGATGTGGCAAGGATTCGGCCGCTCACGCGGCCATCATTGTGGCGCTTCTCAACGCCGTCCTTATTCTTCGAGCCTGGCGGCAAGACGGTGTTCAGCATGTACCAAAACGGGCGCGAGTACATTTCGGCGATGATCGTCTCATCAAGCGACACGTGATTTATTTTGCCCTGCAACTCACCCAGGCTTTCGCCGATGCCGCCAGACGACAGCCTGAGCACGGTCATC